GCTTTCAAAACACTGTTAGAAAGAATATGAACATGGAAGGAGTGGATGCGGCAGACCAGTTACAAGACTATCAACATCGTATTATTCAGGAACTAATAGAGAAAGAGAAATATAAGGACATTGAAACGTTTCTTGCATTCAGTAAGATGCTTTCTTTGGTATACAATAGTTATTTAAAAATGTATAAGCACGCGGCAAAAGATAATTTTACAGCGTTAAATAACTCAGCTAATATATTTAGAAATACACTAGCTTTCAACAATGCCGAACAAAAAAAAGTTGATGATTATATTTATGGTTTTGTTGTTAGTTTGATTGAAAATAATGAGTGGCAAAGAAAAGTTGTATAATTAAATAATTATTTGTATATTTGCATCCGTTGACTGCAAGCAACGACAAAAAACCTTAAACTGAAAACCCTTAATCGGAGAGACTTGCAGCTCAATGATTAGGGGTTTTTGCATTAAAAAAAATTATGATTATTTACAGAACTTCCGGTAATGATTGCATTTATGAAGATAAAAGATGCAATTTAATTCATCAAATTATAAAAGAACATTATGTTTTTTTATATGGTAAAATAAATAAAATAACAGACCATAAAGGTTTATTAAGCGTTTATTGGAATGAAATACCTAATGAAGATGAAAAGGATTTTATTTTAAAAATTTGGAATGTTTTTCATGAAGATTATATTGAGCATTTTGTTATATCTTATAAAAAAATTTAAATTATGAACGAATTAAATAGTTATGAATTGAGCCGTAAATGGTTTGATTGGTGTTTTGAAAATCCTGAAAAAATTAATCCTAACCATTCTGCCATTTACTTTTTTGCAATAGAACATTGTAATCGTTTAGGATGGAAAAATAAATTTGGTTTTCCAACTCAAATGACAATGGATGCAATAGGTATAAAAAAACATCAAACTTATATTAAATATTTTAATAATTTAGTTGATTGGGGGTTTTTTGATTTAGTACAAAAATCACAAAATCAATACTCAGCAAACATAATTAGCCTTATAAGTGCTAAGCCAAAAAACGGCAAAGCATTGGACAAAGCAATCATAAAGCATAGGGCAAAGCAAACAGAAAGCACAGGGCAAAGCACAGGGCAAAGCAATAGTAGTATAATAAAACCATTAACCAATAAACCAATAAACAATAAACCAATAAACAATATTCCAGAATTTTTAGAATTTAAAAACTTTGCTTTTACTCATAGACCAAACATTTCAGAAAATGATTTGAAACTTAAATACGAAAGTTGGTTAGCTAATGACTGGAAAAATGGTAATGATAAAAAAATACAAAATTGGAAATCATCTTTACTAAATACTTTGCCATACATTAAAGATGGGAATAATTCAAATGAAGATAAACCTTTAAAAATGGTGTACTAATGGCAGATTTAAAAGTAATTAACCTAGCAAATAAAAAAGAATATATTATTGATGTTCATAAAAATGGTGAAAATCAAATGGTTTGCCCTGAATGCTCAGAATATAGAAAACCTGAAAACAGAAAATTAAAAGTATTTTCTTTTAATCTTAATAAAGGTGCTGGCAGATGCAATCATTGTAATATTGTTTTAGTTGAATACAAAGAATTTGAGCCTAAACAAAAAGTTGTTTATAAACGTCCAAATATTGTTAAGCATAGTAAGTATTCAGATAACTGTTTAAAGTTCTTTAAATCACGTTTAATTAGTGAAAAAACACTATTAGAGATGAAAGTTAGTGAATCAGTTGAGTGGATGCCGAAAGCAAAAGCAGAAATTGCAACTATTCAATTTAATTATTATCGAAATGGTGAATTAATAAATATTAAATCTCGTGGAAAAAATAAAGATTTTAAACTTTATAAAGATGCTGAATTGATATTTTATAATTTAGATGCAAGTATTGATAATGAAACTATTATAATAGTTGAGGGCGAAATGGATTGCTTAGCTCTTTATGAATGTGGTTTTAGAAATGTTATTTCAGTTCCAAATGGTGCCGGATTAGGTAAAATTAATTTTGATTATTTAGATAATTCAATTGAATCATTTTCAGATGATACAAAGTTTATTTTAGCCTTAGATAATGATACAGCCGGGCTTAATCTTCAAAATGAATTAGCTAGACGTTTAGGTTATGAGAATTGTAGCATATCAACATTTAAAGATTGCAAGGATGCAAACGAATGTTTAATTAAACATGGTATAAAACAAACAATTGAATGTATTAATAATTCAAAAGAGTTTCCAATTGTAGGAGTTTTTACGGCAAATGATATTGAAAAGAATATTTTAGATTTTTATAATAATGGTTTGCCAAATGGTTGTGGTATTGGTATGGCTGAAATGGATAATTATTTAAAATTTCAACCCGGCTATTTAACAACAATTACAGGAATACCCGGACATGGTAAATCAGAGTTTTTAGATTTTTTATTATGCCGTTTAAATATTTCACATGGTTGGAAAACAGCTTTATACTCACCTGAAAACCACCCTTTGGAATTACATTTTAGTAAGTTTGCAGAAAAAATAATCGGTAAACCATTTGAAGGAAGTAATAGATTAAGCCCTTTGGACTTACAAAAAATGATTAGTTACCATGCCGAAAACTTTTTCTTTATTAATCCTGAAAGTGATTTCAAACTTGAAACGATTTTAGATGCTGTTAGGCAATTAGTTAGAAAAAAAGGAGTTAATGCTTTTGTTATTGACGCTTGGAATAAATTAGACCATCAATATACAACAAATGAAACAAAGTATATTTCAGAGCAATTGGATAAAATAACAAGGTTTTGTGAGATAAACAAAGTCCATTGCTTTTTAGTAGCGCACCCAACTAAAATTCAAAAAAGTAAAGATGACCATGATTTATATGATATACCTAACCTTTATTCGATTAGTGGCTCAGCTAATTTTTATAATAAAACAGCCAACGGAATAACTGTTTATCGTAATTTTAAAACTTTAATGACTGAAATTTATATTCAAAAAGTAAAGTTTAAACATTGGGGCCAAACAGGGTGCGTACAATTAGCATGGGATAAATCAAATGGACGTTATTATAAAGGTTCTCCAAATTATGATAACTGGTTATTTGTAGAAGAAAAAAAACAATTACAAAACAATACTAACTTTTTAAATGATATAATTTTTAATAACGAAGAAACACCATTTTAACATGAAAATCCTAAGAATATACACAATAGACGGCATTCAGCTAGTTGACTATGAAATCAACGGACATTTTAATACTATGCCATACATTTATTTTAAATCTAAATACGAAGTTAAATGACCCATTACATAGGCGAAAAATACAGTTACCCAAACAGTAAAAGAAAGTACATTTTAACGGAAGTTAGAAATAATATTTATTTTTTTGCTTGTGGTCATTGCTGTACGGATAATGTATTTTTAGATTTGATTAGATGCAAAACTAATATTCAAAATTATCAAAACAATCAACTAACTATTTTTTAATGACCCCACTACAACAACTAACAGAATTAGACTGGCAAATACGATGTAAAGAGTCACGAATGCCGCCTGAATATATTGTAAGAACGAAGTTTACCGATAAAACAGCCAACGGATTAACTAAGGCTATTGTCAAATGGATTAACCTTAACGGCTATCAAGCGGAACGTATCAGCACGTCTGGCCGTTGGGTTGATAACTCAAAAGTGGTTACCGATGTTTTAGGAAATCAAAAAAAGATAGGTTCAGGCAAATATATTAAAGGATCGGGAACGAAAGGCTCTGCGGATATTTCAGCAACGATTAAAGGTAAATCCATAAAAATAGAGGTGAAAATAGGTAAGGATAGGCAGTCAGAGGCTCAAATCGAATATCAGAAAGCCATTGAACGTGCTGGGGGTATTTATTTTATTGCTAAAGATTTTACTTCATTTTATCATTTTTATAGTACTTTAGTAAAATGATTAGTTAGGTAAAGGAATAGCACAAAAAAACTGTAATGAGTTACGCAATTCTCACATTAAACAAAATATTGATCAACGCTGTAGAGCGGAAGCGGTGTTAAACTTTTACCTAACTACAAATAAACAAGTGACAAAACAACAACAAATAACAGAATTATTCAAAGACACTTCGCTTAAGAATAACGCTCGAAAGTTATGTAATAACCGAGATATTTTTAACGACTTATTTCAAGAAACATTTATTTATTTGTTGGAACTGCCCGACGAAAAGTTTAACCGAATAAATAACCTTAAGGCTTTCGCATTTACTGTTATGTTTGGTAAGGCAAATAGCCAGGCGCGTAACTATAACCTAAATGGAAAAGACAACGTTCTATTTGAGATGTCTAACAAGTTTGGAATCTTTGACGGAACGAATATTGCTCATAGCGAATATAATTACAAAATTGATGAAGACTTTGATAAGGTCATATCATATTTAAATACGGATAATACTATTAAAGAAACAGATGTTTACGTTCTATTTGAATCGACAAACGATAAGACTTTAAAGGAATTATCAAAAGACTTAGACATGAGTTACCATACAATCAGGTTAAACAGAAAGAAATTAATAAAAAAGATAATTAACAATGTAGTATTATAGACCTCGAACGCTTCCCATAGAACAGCGCACCAGTCGGGGTCATTTTAAATTATGACAATCATTGAAGCAATACAAGTATTAAAACATCACCATTACTGGAGACTAGGGGCTAATATTGCACCATTTGAGCCGAATGTAGTTACGGAGGCTTTTAAAGTAATCATAAAGCATTATGAGTTATATAAAGAATAATAAAGACTTTATTTTAGGTGTGGTGGCTTATGGTAACAAGCCTGACATGTCTAATAAGATAGCGGCCAACATTATTGCTGAATATGAAGAGATAACTGGTATTAAAGTAAACAGAAAGCAATGTTTTACTTGTGGGAAAAATAACATATTTGATAAGAT